CCGGATCACCAAACGTACGTTGCTCCATCTTCCACGCCATAAACGGATTATATAATGAATAGCTCATCAGCTAACTCCTAAACTGTAATTCGCGCCAACGAAACTATAGCCCCGCTTACCCAATATCCGCGAAAATTTATCTGTGTCTACACCAGAATCCTGACTAAGCCAAATCACATCCGTGCCCTGACCCTTAGACCAATCCTCAAACATTCCCAATAAAACCAAACCAACACCCGTTTCACGGTACTCTTTTCGGACGAACCATAACACATCTCGGCACAAAATGTCAGAGCTAAAGTAAAACGACGATTTGTAACCAGCGAAAACACCAACAACAACGCCATTATCTTCCGCAATATGAAGCACTTTTCCCTCGTCGTGGACATGGGAACGCGCAATCTCAATCAACTTATCGGGGTCAAAGGTCACCGTTTCGTGGAACTGGCTCTCTTCAAACGCAAGACGCCCCATCTCAACAAAGTCGGATTCCATGTCCCATGTAAGAGATTCTAGTGTAGTATATTTAATCATATCCGCACTCTACAACAAACCCAAATGAAAATACACCCGCGATTTTTCGGAGGGCATGGGACTCCAACGCAATTACCGAACGATGAATTTACCAAACTGGTATATAGAGCCCGTATGCGTTGACGTACCGCCAGATAAAGGGGGGTGGGGTCGGCGTGTTGGCCTATCGATTGCCTGTTTTGCCCCCAGTAACCCCCAAGGGGGGCAGGGGGGGGGTCGCGTCGTGGGGTTGGTGGGGTCGCGATGGGGTAAAATTAATTTAAAAAAGATGCATTAATTGTGATTTAGTTGTGATTTAGTTGTTGACATTCCATAACGCAGACCCCATAACTCTGTTATGGAAAGCAATAACGCAGACCATTTTAATTAGGAGCAAAACAAAATGTCAAACGTAACAACATTAAGAAGAGCAAGCACCACGTTCAAGAATGCACTCACAAACTCTACAGCTGATGATGTCAGAGAACAGATCGCAATCTTGGAAGAGTTGCGCAAGGAGTTATCAGATCGTCAGACTGAACTACGCGACGCGGCTATCACACTGGGCTTGGCGCGTATGGTGGTAGGTAAACCACGGGAGCTTGCACCCACCCGCGATATGTACATCAAAGCCCATGGCCTTGACGCATTCAATCAGATCAAGCGATCAGGCAAAGCACCTGAAACATTCACTTGGAACGACTAATCAACAAGGGGGGCAATGCCCCCCACCATTTAACAAGGAGCAATACAATGGAAACTAAAGAAAAAGAAACAACACTAGGAAACAAACTAAAGTTTAAACTCGAGTTCATGATGATGATGCTGATGGCAGATCGTCGCGACGAAGCAGCTAAGATGTACGACCAGCTGATCGAAGAGTTCGACAAACTTGCATAAAACACTTGTACCCCATCAACAGGTGGGGTACACTCAAACCACATTAACAAGGAGTAAACAATATGCCTAGAACATCATTCGGTAAATCAAGACCACAAGAGAAACCATACGCGATATACAAGAACAGCCAGGGTTGGGAGTGGCGCGTGCTTAAAACATACAAGCATTCGGACGCTGAACGTAAAGATCCATACGCTCGATGGTTTGTCGCTGCCACGTCACCCATGATGCATGATGGTCAGTTTGAGCTTGGTGATACCTACGCTCGAGATATCTTGAACCACGGTCACTTGGTACTAGCCGACACTGGCTGGATGGAAGAGTATGCCAGCTAATGTTTCATGCTATCGAAACACTGATCAAATGGTGCCGTGGTCGTCAGACCACGGTACTCGATGATATCCTGGGCGGCATTGCATTGTTTGCAATGCTGTTCATCCTGCTGCTGGTGACACCATGAAAATAGAACATAAGGTATGGCGAACGGGAGAATATATAAACGGGCAACCCGTGGTCGATGGTTGTTGGGATTATGATGATGAGTTCCAACGGGCATTATATTACGGGGAGACCCTCGTTCGCAAAGCAAACTTGAACCAATGGAAGGATCGAGTTCGTTCTAGCTGGACTAGGATGTCTCTCCCATGGGAAAAGGAAGAGGATGATTTAATACTTTCGTTCATGGATAAGTTCGAGGGCACAGGCAAACGCAGCGACATCATCCATTGTTTAGCCTGGATAATTGATCGAACCACCACATCGATAAGCACCAGGCTAAACACTTTGAAAAAAGATAAGTGCACCTGCTGCGGCAGGTGATCGAGACACCCAGGCGCAGGGTATATTGCGCCAAGCTCCTTGAACCCTGCAGCCGCGAGGCCGCAGGGTTTTTTGTGGGGTCGCAAGGTCGCAGGATCTACTTGTGATTTAGTTGTTGACGGCCTGTTGTTTACTTGATAGCCTAATCTCATAGGCAATGTCGCCTATTTTAATAGGAGCTTAATATGAAACTAGGATACAACACACACCGTCGCATGATGATTGAGACAGTGGTCGAGATCAGCGACATCGAAGACACCATCTCGAAACTTCCAGAAGACAGCGCGATCCGGCGCAAGTGGGAACGACTCCACCAAGAGTCGCTGCGAAATCTGCAAAGCTCAATTAGCTACGCGATGGACGACTAAAACCAAGGGCCCTTCGGGGCCCTTACCTTTTGCGCACCTGGTGCGCGTGCCTGGCAACAGGCAACAGAAACAAAAAGCAACAAGGCCGCAGAGTCTCAAGGCCGCAGAGTTAACAAGGCCGCAAGGTCGCAGAGTTTTTAACTTGTGGTCTTGTTGTTTAAATGATACAATCGAAACACATTAATCAGAAGGAATCTAAAAATGAAAAGTGCAATCATCTACAACGGGCCAAGCCTATTGGATGGAAAGCCGATCGTCGTTATCGCGACCTATTCAAACAGAAACAAAAAGACGGGGCACGTCGTGCAAACTTATATTTTGCGCTCCGATATTAACCCGCTCGAGGCCAGCAAAACGGGCGAAGACTTCTCAATTTGCGGCGACTGTACCATGCGCGGCGAAGTCACAACGGATCCGCAGCGCAAGCAAGCCAAGGGGCGGCGCTGTTATGTTAACTTAGGGCAAGGCGTCTTGATCGTTTGGAAAGCATTCCAACGCGGCGTATATCAAGAAGGCGACGCGGCGACCATGGGTCGCGGTCGTTTCGTGCGCGTCGGAACTTATGGGGATCCTGGCGCGGTGCCGTCCCACGTTTGGGACGATCTTTTAAGTGAAGCGGATACTTGGACGGCCTATTCTCATCAATCCGGATGGCGTCCCGATATCGCGATGCAATCCGCGGACAATATGAAAGAAGCAATAGACCATTGGAAAGCCGGACGGCGCACGTTTCGAGTCATTGCGGACCTTGGCGACCTAGACAAAAGCAACGAGGCACTATGCCCCGCGTCTAAAGAAGCCGGACGCCGCGCACAATGCACCGCGTGCAAGCTGTGCCGCGGATCAAGCCTTGCAAAATCCATCGCAATAGTAGAACATTAAGGAGTGGGAGCCTGAAAAGGCTCCTTCTCTACTCCGGATCGAGGGACATCTCCCCGTCGCCATCAGGGCGCAGGGTCGCAGAGTTGTCAGGGCGCAGGGTCGCAGAGTAATGCGACCGCAGCCGAGGCCGCAGACTTTGAAACAAAGCCGCAGGGTTCGCGAACCGCGTACCGTGAGCCGCAGACACCCCACCCCGTAGTAAATTAGAACCCTGATCCCCCTCAAATGAATATACATCCTTGGTAGAGAGGCTCTTTACTAAGAAGAAACTAAGACCACCTCGGGCGAAATAGGCCATATGCCACGCGACCTGATGAGGTGACACTTTTACTGCGTTTCCTTTGGTTACCTTTAATTCCATCCAAAAGGGTAGGCCATCCCAGACCACATGAACATCAGGAACACCACCACCATGCACGTTCTCAATGCGTGTGGCGTGGGCGTTCTTAGGTAAGTTCATCCTTATCGTGTTCCAAAAGTTCGACTCTGGACCTTTGCTCATCTGGGGTTATATCCTTCGCTGTTCCTTCGATAACAAAGGCTTGTGGATACTGCTTCTGGAGCATGGCAAGTCGTGCCGTAATCTCGTCCCTTGAAAGTTGATCGATGGTGTTAATTGTTTCTCGTCTATCGATGGTCAATCCACCAAGAGCAGAGCGGATCTTCTCGGCATTGATCGCCGCAGAAAACTGACCTGCTTCTTCCGCCCCTTGCGACAGTTCTTGCAGACGTTGAAGCTGTCCGATAGTTGAGACGCTATACCTTCGCTCTCGTTCCTCTCGTAACTCAGTAATATATTCCACAACGTGAGGGTAATCTCGTCCGTTCAATAGAACCGAGGCTTGTTTAGGTGCGATGTCATGGGCGTACCCCGCCTTCCTTGCACACTCTGCATTTGAGTAGATACCTTCGACCACATTTCTAGCAAACGTCATCTGCCTATTGGTCAAGGTTCTACCGTGTTCCTCTTCGATCTTCTTTTTTACCGATGCCATGCCCGTCTCCAGTTATTCCACAACCATACAACAAGTAGGGGTCTTTGCCAAGTTTCCTATATAGGAAGTTCCCAGAGATAAAGTGTAAACACTTTGAGCAAAAACAGCCAAGGGCATAGTAGTAAGTTCTTCGAAGGTCGTAATTGTTTACGCTATTTTGTAAATTGTTTACGCCCTTGTTTTCTACACCGTAAACACGTTGCACGGTACGAGGTACTTGAAATCATTTACTTTTTACTTGTCTCTCTCACCCTGTTTACGTTGTTTACAAGAAACTGCCCTATCAACGATGAAAAAAGTAAAAATCTCTGGCAACACTCTATATGTAAACTCGGTGGGGTTGACAGCAAATGTTAGTTGTTCTATTCTCACAACCACACAACATGTGTTTTATATTAGTAGGAGCAAAAAAATGAAATTAGAATTAAAAAACATCAAGCACACCTCATGGGCAAGTGAAGAGACACATTGCTATCAAGCCAGTTTGTATGTGGACGGTAAGCCTGTCGCTATAGTAAGCAACGACGGACACGGTGGATGTGACCGAGACTATGACCACCCGAAGTTCAAGGGTGATTACCGCGCCAAGATGAAATCAATCAACGAATATTTTGACAGTCTTCCTGCCTCTCCTTTTAGCTATGAGGGTGCAGATGGCGTTATGATTCATGACAGTTTACCTCAGACGTTGGAGGGTTGGTGCTGTGATGCGGTCAACGATTGGTTGTCTGCTCGTGAGTTAAAGAGGTTGTTGAAATCTCATGTGTTGTTTCAGTTTAAATACAAGGACGGCATTTACCAGAGCAAGTACCACCCAACTGTAACCAAGGGCGAGTGGGTAATAAACAAGCAAGCGGGTGAGACGCGTCGCATTCTAAACGACATGCCGTTCACGGACGCATTAGAGATTTGGAAGGCGTCATAATGGTTTTGCCAAATTTAGAGTTTGCTGTGTTGCGTGTTGCGATTGATCACATGATTGAGCATCTGGAGGATATTTGGTTGGACAGTGATGCGGAGCCTTGGGAGCATGAGGAGCTTCACAGTAGGTTGGAAGCCGCCAAGCGATTGAAGGAGCGGTTTTCATGAGTGCTTATTACAACGAGATAGATCCGTATGCCGCACAATGGCTACGCAATTTAATTAAATCAGGACACATCGCAGATGGTGTTGTCGATACTAGGAGCATCAGTGATGTCAGACCAGAAGAACTTTTTGAATTTACTCAGTGCCACTTCTTTGCAGGGATTGGGGTCTGGAGTCACGCGCTCCG